ATAGAATCCAGTTCAATGACTTTCAGAAAAAGAGCGTGTACGCCAAGTGCAACGGAAAATGTGCGATATGCGGTAAGCCTGTCAAATTCAAGAAAATGACAATCGACCACATTACGCCGTTGTCCCGGGGCGGCACCAATGATATTAAGAATCTGCAACTGGCGTGTAAGCGTTGCAACAGCATGAAGAGCAACATGACAATGGATGATATGATGGGGCAGATTTCCGATATTTTGAAGTATAACCGCAAACAGAAGTTGATTAGAGTGTTGGGAGGAATTATAGAATGATACCAAAATATACTGAATGATACCGTCAATATGTGTAAAATATAAAGTAGAGTATTGGATTAAAATATCCAGTGCTTTTTATCCAGTGTGTCGTAAAACCCCCATGCTTTAGCTATGGGGAGTGTCAAAATATAAAATCATAATAAGCAATTTTTAAAGCGTTTACCTTTCGGGGTAGGCGCTTTTTTGTTGCCAAAAAAAGGAGGGCGCGTTTTTGCGTTGTCCTTTTTCCACAGCCTAAAAAATAGTAGCGTAAGAAAGGTGGAAAAGTATGTACGAATTGGTTGAGCTGAGAAATGATGAGGTTTTTACAAATAGCAAAGTAATTGCAGAAGGAACTGGAAATAAGCATTCAGCTGTGCAGGCGATTATTTCTAAGTATTCTAATGATATTGAAGAATTTGGAGCACTCCGATTTGAAATTAGAGTGCTAAAACATGAACATTATAGGGGCGCAACACATGAAAAAATATATTTTCTCAATGAAGAACAAGCTACTTTTATAATTACTCTTTTAAGAAATTCAAAAGTTGTTGTTAAATTTAAAAAAGAGCTGGTTAGGCAATTCTACTCCATGAGAAAGTTTTTATTGGAAAAACAATCTAAGCAATGGAATACTACCAGGATAGATAATAAAACAAATAGATTGAAAGAAACGGATGTAATTAAGCTATTGGTTAGTTATGCAAGAGAACAAGGAAGCAAAAATTCAGATAAACTATATTTGGTTTATACGAGATTAGCTAAAAGCATTATAGGCGGAAAACGAGATGAATTGTCAGTTTTTGATTTAAATAATTTAACACTGATTGAAAGCATTATTCTACAAACTATTAGAATTGATATGTCAATGGGAATGCACTATAAAGAAATTTACAAAGATTGCAAACAGAGGATTGAACGATTTGCAGAAATCACATATCTAACTGAAAATAAAAAGTTAATTATTTAGGTAGGTGAATATATGGCAGAAGTATTTTTAAAAGTGGATGGGGTAGCAATGCCCTGTCCTTCTTCTTTTACATGGGGATTACAGGATATATCGGCGTCAGAATCCGGCAGAACAGACGATACAACCATGCATAAAAACAGAGTTGGACAGAAGCGAAAGCTGTCTGTAGGTTGGAATGGCCCAGACTGGGACACTGCTTGCAAAATTATACAGGCAGTAAATCCAGAGTACATACAGGTCACATATCCAGACTTGCTATCTGCAAACAAGCACGAAACCAGAACATTTTATGTTGGTGACAGGGAATCTCCTTTTAAGTGTTGGTGGATAGGCAATGAGCGCATGGAAGGACTTAGTTTTGATTTTATCGAGAGGTAAGATATGCGAAATTTATCAACGGAATTTAAAGAACAACAGAATAGTGGGAACCGCAACTATCTGAAATATGCAGATTTTACCTTCACAGACGGAAGCACATTATCCATTGCCGACAAAGATTTATGGTCTAATGGCTTCAAGTTTGAGGATGCAGTATCGCAAAGTGGTTCTTTTGATATCGGCGCAGCTATCGTAAATAAGCTGACATTGCAGATCAACAACTTTTCTGGCAAGTACACAGATTACATCTGGGACGGAGCGAGAGTTGTTTGCTATATTGGGCTTGAATTATCTACTGGCATTGAAAAAATCCGTATCTGTACCATGACAGTAACAGATGCGCCATATCAGAACACCGCTATTATTAGCCTAACTTGCGAAGATTCCATGCGATTGTTTGATCGTGATTATTCAGAAAGTAAGCTGTCCTATCCGGCAACTAGATTACAGATCATCCAGGATGCTTGCGAGGTGTGCGGAGTAACACTTCAATCTACAAGGTTTGATAACGATGATTTCGTAATTCAGAATCGGCCAGATGATAGCAGTATTACCTTCAGACAGGTAATTGCATGGGTAGCACAGATGGGCTGTCAGTGGGCGAAAAGTGACGAATACGGAAGGCTTTGCCTTGGATGGTATGAGCGTGAAGTACCGGATAAATTTTACAATTTGGTTGAAACGCCATGGAAAGATACTGATGGGAACGACATTCTTGACACAAAAGGCGCACAGATTATCACTATTATGCAAAAGGGCATTACAGCTATAGATACGAATGAATTCACACCATGGCTGTACGATATCGAAATAACAGGCATAAAAGTTACAGAATACGTTGAAAATTCTTCTCAAAATGAAGCGAAAACATATAAGTCTGGAAAATCTGGATACGTTATCGAAATCAGCGATAATAAGTTGATTCAAGAAGGCTCTGGAGAGAAAGTTTGTCAAATTATTGCAGACAGGTGCGTGGGGCTGAAATTCAGACCATTTACCACAGGCGCATTGACCAATATTGCGTGGGAAGCTGGTGACACCATTGCTATTTCTGATAGAAACGGAAAACAGTACAAGAGCTTCCTAACTTCTGTTACTTTGAATCCAGGTGCATTTGAGCAACTTGAATGTAGTGCTAAGAGCGTATCTAGGAATAAGCAGAAACAATATAGCCTTAATCAACAAGTACAGGCAGAAAACAAAAAGAACTTAAAAGATGAACGTACCGCAAGAGAAAAGGCACTGGAAGAATTATCACAGCGCCTTGCGGAATCTTCTGGAACATACACGACAGTAGAAACACAGCCGGACGGAAGCAACATCTATTATCTTCATAACAAGCCGCAACTGTCCGATTCTGATATTGTTTGGAAAATGACTGCGGAAGCGTGGGCTGTTTCTACAGATGGTGGACAACATTGGAATGGCGGCATGACTGTTGATGGTGATGTGATTGCCAGAATTCTTACTGCTACAGGTGTTAATGCTGACTGGATTAATACGGGAACCATTAAGGCTATTGATAAAGATGGAAACACAACATTTATGGTGGATATTATCACAGGCCGAGTGGTAATCAACGCCGATAGCGTACAAATCAAGGGAAAAGATGTTAATGCGATTGCAAAGGAAAAAGCAGAAACAGAAGTAAATAATTTTATCAGTAACACATATACAAGTGATATCAATAATTTGCAGTCTCAAATTGACGGACAGATTGAGACTTTTTTTTATGACTATGAACCAACCTTGCAGAATATCCCAGCTTCCGAGTGGACTGCCAATGAAGAACGAAAGAAACATGAGGGTGACTTATTTTACTGGAAATCCAAAGGATATGCTTACCGTTTCATGCAAGACGGGGCAACATGGAAGTGGCAATTGGTGCAAGATACTGATATCACGTTAGCGCTTGCCGCCGCAGAAAGAGCACAGGACACAGCAGATCATAAGCGCAGAGTATTTGTAGTTCAGCCAGAGCCGCCTTACGATATTGGAGACTTATGGGCGCAAGGCTCTAATGGTGATTTGATGAGATGTAAGGTTGCCAGAGCAAGCGGTTCTTATGATTCTTCCGATTGGGAAAAAGCTTCAAAATACACAGATGATAGTTCTTTTACCTCATTTTTAAATGGAGCGTACAAAGACACATTATCTGAAATACAGAATCAGATTGACGGAAAATCAGAAGTGTGGTATCAAGCCACAGACCCATCATTAAATTGGACTACAAGACAAAATGTTGCATGGATTGATACAAACGGAGAAAAGATTCTTGATTCTGACGGAAACGAGATCATCCTTATCTGGGAATCAGAAAAGTCCATACATAACGGAGATTTATGGTATAACACAAGCAATAATACGCAGTGGATTTATAAATCTGGCATCTGGCAACCACAATCAATTCCAGATGAATTATTGGACAAGATAGATGGGAAGTCATCTGTCTATATGGTTCAACCGAAACCACCATATTACAAAGGCGACTTGTGGGTAACAACCAACAGTGAAGGAAAGGCTTCCCTCAAAACTTCTACTGTAAATCGTGTTGGTGGAGATTTTGACGCATCTGATTGGATTGATTTCAAGTATGCCGATAAGGACGATATCAAAAATGCAATTGACAATTATGATACCAGTCTTGGACAGGATGAAGTGTTCAACAAGCTCACAAAAGGCGGAACGGAACAGGGAATCTACATTCAAGACGGAAAAGTATATATCAATGCAAAATACATTTTAGCTGGATTGCTTGCCGGTGAGAGAATTAATGGTCGTGGGCTAAAAGTCATTAATGATGACAAGAACGTAACCTTAGAAATCGACAGCAAAGGAAACGTCATCCTAGCTCCAAAAACTTTTTCCTTACAAGGCAAAACAGTAAAGGAAATTGCAGATTCTTCTGCCAGCACCGCAGTTTCTGGACAGACACAAGCCGATATTTTCAACAAACTCACCAATGGCGGCAAGGCACAGGGGATTTACTTGGATGAAAACGGAAATGTCTATGTAAACGGAGAATACGTGCAAGCCAAAGGTATTAAGGTTGTTGATAGCAATGGAAAGACCACTTTTGCTATTGACAAAACTACTGGTGCAGTAACAATAGCAGCTTCACAGTTTACATTAGGAGATAAAAGCGTTACTGATATAGCACAGGAAGAAGCTATAAAACAAGTCCAAGATATTACATCGGACAATATTATTAAAGGCTATTATCTAACAGAACAAAATGTTAAAGATTATTGGTCTACACAGAGTGCATATACATATGAGTATGGAGTTCAGGATGTAGATGGCGGCAAAAATGCAATTAAAATAAACGGAACTGGAGCACAATTTGGAACGAAAAATTATAAGCCAATAAAAGTTACTGGAAATTATACTTTTTCGTTTTGGATAAAAACTAGTGTTGCAACACAAGTATATGTGTATCTTGGAAGTAAAACAATATTAAATGCTAAAACTACAACTGAATGGCAAAGACTGCAAGTAACAACAACTTTATCTAGCTTACCAAATGATAGTTTAAACAGTTTGAGAATCTTGACATCATCAGTTGGGTCTAGCGTAAAATATGATACTTATATTTATATGCCAAAACTTGAATACGCTTACACAAATGAGCAAGTGTTCAATATGCTTACAAACAACGGTGCAATAAAGGGCATGTACATGGAAAATGGAGAATTGTATTTTTCATTCACCTATGCACATGGAGGTACATTGAAACTTGGCGGTTCAAATAACGGAAATGGGTTACTTTCCATTCTGAATGCAAGTGGCACACAGGTTGGATATATTGACAATACAGGTGTTCATTTTAACCAAGGCGAATTTTCTGGAAGCGTAAAGTCGCTAACTGGGGAAATTGGAAACTGGCAGATTGATAAAACAAATGGAAAATTAACCTCTGCAAACGGTGCCATTGTACTTGATGCGAAAAACAACATGGTAACCATAAATGGCGTTGATCTAAAAGCAAATGGAAGCGGATTTGTAATTGATGGCGGCATAAAAATCAGAAATCCACTAAGCGGTTTCGGTGATGCTACGAATTTTTTCTGTCTTGAAAATATGGGAAATATTACAGACGGAACACACTTGGGTATTAATTCAGATGGAATGGTTATTAAAGTCCCATCATCTTCATGGCGGTATAAGTCAATTCGGACAACTGTTAAAGAAGAAGAACTGGAAGAACTTTATCGTGTAAAGGTTGTTTGGGCGAAATACAAAGAAGGGTATTTGGATAAAAACGATAGCCGATATGATAAATTAATGCCAATGTTTCTTGCAGAGGACATGGAAAGGCGTTTTCCAATTGCAGTAAATCATTTACCAGATGGAAAGCCCGAGGATTGGAATTACAGAATTATGATTCCATCCATGTTCGCCATGATAAAATTCAATCACGAGAAAATCAAGGAACTCAAATCCGAAAATGAAGAATTAAAATCGGAATTAAAAAGCATTAAAGAAGAACTTGCAGAAATCAAACAATTGTTAAACAAATCGGTATAAAGAGGGTGAGAAATCATCTTCTTTTTATGAATTAATATCAATAATTAAAGGAGGGCAACAACATGCCGAAATGGACAGAATACACATCAAAAGATACGTTAGCGGATAATGACGAAGTAATGCTGTATGACGCAACTGCGAGAGCGAATAAACGTGGACTAATGAGCAAGTTTTGGGATTATGTCGTTGATAAAATGGCAACGGCTGTTATAGGTAAACTGGAAACAGAAAACAAGACAGTTATCGGGGCACTTAACTATTTAAATGGCAAGAAGGAAAGCAATTCAGAAAATATAGATTCTGCCTCTGATCTTGCTGAAGATGTGCTTGAAAAATGCCGCAATGGAGAAATTAGATTATTCACGATACAAAGTACAGTAAGTATCGAGAAAGGATCTCCGGATGGAAAAGGTGG